GATTTCAAACTTGGAAGTACTCTACGATCCATAATACCTAATAATGTCGGTGATCTGGTTAGATCGATGACTCTTAAACTTCAATTAGGGACCCTATCCACACACACGGCCACTGAAAAATACTATTACAATGTTCCGATAGCGAAAAGTTTGCTAAAGTACGTGGATCTTAAGATGGGTGGTCAAACTATTGAACGACTCACAGGAGAATACATAACCATGTACGATCAATTGCATAGTAATAAAGATGACGTCAATCAGACACTTTACTTTTTAAATGGTCAGGGGAATCATTTAACTGTATCTGGGTCGTATGATACGTTTTACGTAAATCTTCCCTTTTATTTTTTCAGGAACCCAAGTTTGGCTATACCCGTGTGTGCACTCAAAAAACAGATGATAGAGGTAGAATTAGTGTTTAAAGATATAGATGACGGCGTTACGTTCAAATACACTCTTCAAGAAAATGGGTCCGTTACTCGAGATATCACCGAGGACGGGAGGATTTTGAACGCATCCGTCTTGATAGACTTTTTCTTTGTTACCGAAGATGAACGTAATTATTTACTTACACGACCAATGGATTATTTGATCACACAATTACAAGTGTCTACAATACCATTTAAACCAAATGAAACTAAGAAATCTGCTTTATTAAAATTTGTGAACCCCGTAAAGGAGCTATTCTTTGTAGCAAAGGAAGATGTGGGTACGCAAGACACGTTATTAACTACATCGAAAAGTGACCAGTCATTTTCGACCGCTATAATTGGTACGGGTAACCAGTTGAAACGCTCCGATCATAGGTTAATAAAGAATGTACGTCTAGATTTTAACGGTAAAAATATATTCGATTATTCGGGTACATACTTAGCGTATGGTCAGTCCCTGAAGTACCATACAGGTTGTCCAGATCCCGCTTACGAATTTTATACATACTCTTTTGCACTCGATCCGGAGAAGTATTACCCAACTGGACAGGTAAACATGAGCCGTATTATACATAAGAAGTTGGATGTGGAATTAGACGAAGTATCCACGACTAAGGATATCAAGGTAAGAGTTTACGCTTTAAGTTTTAACATCCTCCGTATTCAGGGAGGATTAGCGGGTTTAAAATTTTAACATGTTATAATAGAAATGGCTGGTAGAGTACAACTAGCCACTACGGGTAGTCAGGATGAATACTTTACGGTGAATCCTGAGTATACGCACTTTATTGATAGCTTCAAAAAGCATACAAACTTTTTTATGTATGACGTAAAAGCCAAATTGGAAGGTGAGATAGACTATGGTAAGACCTTGCGATGTACGTTAGATAACGATTCGGGAGATTTACTTAAAGGTGTACGATTGCACATAGAACTTTCCGAACTTTTACATAACGGTACATATAGGAAATATACAGAATCTATAGGTCATGCTATCATAGAATACGTAGACATATTCATAGGTGGTCAGCGTATTCAGCGTGTACACCGCGATTGGTTACAGATATACTCTGAACAATATATAACACAGACAAAACAGAAGAATCTCGATAAACTCATCGGTAAATGTCCAAATGAAGTGTCCGGGTCCCCTGTCTCTACGGATGTAGACGGATATCTAGATAACGCTACTACCCCGCGGACTTTTATAGTGGATATTCCATTTTTCTTTCATAATAACCCACAACTTGCAATTCCATTATGTGCATTGAAGGTTCAAGAGATTGAAATTGAGATTAAACTAAGTGAAAAGGACCGCTGTTTACACAACTGGGTTGGAATCACGGATAATTCTGGTAGCCCCGATGGAAAAACGTTCATCGTAACCGTCGATAATTCAGAGGGTCCAAACAAATACGCATTAGATGGCGATATTCAACCCACATTAACCCTGGTGAGAGGTAACACGTATACCTTTAGTTATCCAACAGCCGATGGAGTACACCCTTTTAGATTGTCTACCAAAGCCGATGGCGGAAGACCTCCGGTCGTTGATGCCAACTCTACATTAGGTGCCGACGATGGCGTTACACAAAATTCAGAGGATCTTCTCGTGTACGCGGTTCCAAATAATGCTCCCGATACGATATACTATTTCTGTAATAATCACTCGGGGATGGGTGGTACAATAAACATCATAGAACCATACTTTGATCCGTCAAAGGCGACTATTAAAGACGTTTCCTTATACACCGAGTTAGTTCAACTCAACCCCCCGGAACGTAAAAAATACGAAAAACGTGATATTGATTTCGTTATCACTCAGACGCAACGTAACACCTTTCGGGTACCGATAGATTCCGCGGATGGTATAGGGGAACATAAATTCAAAATGGAGTTTATAAACCCGGTCAAAGAAATGTTTTTTATCGTCGCTAGGAAAGCACTTAAATACAGTGTTTTTGATTATGATCATGAGGGTTTAATTTACCCTCCAAATACAGGTACCTACACAAACTACGAAAATCTCGTCAGTTTAGAAATGGAACTGGATAAGGAGGTTATCTTGGACAAGGTTTCTGGTAGTATCATAAATCTACGAGCGGTTCAGAGTGGTATTCATCACACCAGAACACAGCTGTTTAGAAGATTTTATTCATATAGTTTTGCACTCGAACCTGAACGATGGTTCCCGACAGGGCAGAGAAATTTTAGCGCAGTTAAAGAGCAACATATCACCGCCACCTTAAATAATAACACTTCAGAGGAAAGAGAGCTTAGAGTTTATGCACTAAGTTATAACATATTAAGAATCCAGAATGGAGGAGCACGACTTATCTTTCAAAATGGTTCAATCGGCGATTGATATTATTACTCCAGTAATGGAACAAGCTGTTGTTTTATCCGGTCAGTACGCGAAGGCGTGTGGTAGAAATACGATTTTGGCTAAGGACATGGAATATTGTTTGAAATACTGTGCTATGAACAAAGTCGGGGAACGCATCGGATCATGGTTCCCCGATGTATATGATGAAGAAGAATCGGATGAAGAAGAAATCGAGACAGTTGCTGATGAAGATGCGCCCGATTTTGAGCCATATTCAGGAACAGAAGAACTTTATATGAAAATCAACGATGCATATGACGCATGGGAGAGTTGGAAACCCACCAATCCGTCAGAAGAGATGATTAAAAATGCAATTGATAGTAATGGAGAACACTCCGCCGGAGGGATGGACGACTTCTAATTACAAAACTTTTAAGTCCGACGACCAAGATTCGGACTCTGACAGCGAAGATGAAAGTGATACCGACTCAGAAAAGAGTACCATCAGGGGATATAAAAAGGAAAAATATCAGAAAATATTGGTCGAAGAAGAACTGTTACCAGAATAAAATCTCTTCATATACTATACAATGTCTGCTGATATCGCCACCGATACTCTCGTTGCCATCTCTCGTGAGCTCGAAACTCAATCTCTTAACTCCGTCGTCGCCGGCTTTTCTTTCGCCGCGGCTCTCTCTTGGATGGACCTCGTTCGCTGGACTATTCATCAGGTCGTCAAGGTTCAGAAGAACGGTGGTATGAACTACGCGCTCACCGCGCTCTTTACCACTCTCCTTTCGGTAGTCGTCTACATGGTGATCTCTCGTATCTCCAAGAAGGTCAAGAAGCCCGGTGCTCCCGTCTACGCGGTTACCCGCTAATTTTTGGGGCTTTAGGTCTAGTAAATAACATAAATATAATACCAGTAGCAACTATCAAGAATATGTATAACAACGCATTCCATCTATTCGGATCCTCTATTTCAGGGACGCGCATAGGTGGCGGAAGTGAAAAGTCCTTTTTTACCACCGGCACTCTCGACAACTTATCCATAGTGCCGTTTATTGATAATTTTAACACGTGATTCGCGTTTCTAAAATCGTATGGAATCAGACGGTTGTTACTACTGTAAAAGAACTGAATACGTAGTTTTGATATATTTTGTGAACCTGTTTCGAAGTTATGTTCTACGGTATCATCTATACCAGAATAATTGATTACGTCACCGCACATGAGGATTCGTCCAGTATAAAAAGGCGTGTCCGAATACACCGTTTTGTTCAACTCTTCTGCACCGCTGCTTATCTTCAGTATGAGTGCATCCGGGCCTTGTAAATTTATACTTCCAGTCGTGATAGTATTATTTACCGACGATACATTGCTCGCGGGAAGACCTAAAATATCATGGGGAGTCGTCAATCCTTCTGAAGTATTTGCAAATCCGTTAACTCCACCATAAAAATCAAACGTAAACGGGGCGGTGCCTCCAAAAATTATATCATTTTTGCTCTTATCATAAGTCACGCTTGTAATAGGTAAAGAGCTAGATTGAAACTGAGTAAATAGTTCACTCGCTATTTCATTTCCGTTATAATTTTCATTTGGTAACGTGACCGTGGTACCATTCACGGAGAATGTATTGTTTCTATCGTTTATAAGCAACTGACTCGCATGAATACGAGCCGATACCAGAGATATCTTAGAGACGTTATAAATTGGATTCTTTAATTCGACGACATAATCTCCTGGATCGGGATACGCTATCGGGTCGCGTTCTCCACTGTCTATGTCTAACGTGTGTACGCTCATTAAAATAAGGGGATATATTTTAATCAGTGTGTTTTTGCAAAAAATAAGGAACTTACATGATTTTCTGTGCAATGGGGTTGTTCTGAAGCTGTTTCTTCGCCACACCAAGGCTGAAGTCTGTGGCGTAAGGGTTAACATTACCCTTGAAACTGTTAAAGTTATGTAACTGATCATTCTTATATTGCTGAGTCCAAGCACCATCGATAGGACCCGTGCGACCATCTACCCGGGTAGTATCGCTGCGCATGTTCGTAGCTAAACCACCCTGGTTAAGAGGACCTGCACGAACATTCATACGACCGGCATTACCAGCTCTATTCGCCTTTCCACGACGATCATCGGGGCGGAAACCATATTTCATCAACTCCTGTACGGTGTGAGGTGTACCATATGTACGCTTCTCACCAATCTTAACACCCGGAGACATTTCATAACCATGCTTGAAGTGACTTATATTAGGAGCAACCTGGTTGTTATAACCATATTGCTCAATGTTTCCATCCTTCTTGTTACGCGTAGGAAGAGGAGCATGCGTAACAGCCGAGACAATACGCTTAGCACCCCCGAACCCTAGAGTATCATCGCGAAGACCGTCTTGTGCACGGTTCGTAATGCGTTTTCCAGATACGTGCTCTCCACGCGGAATATGTCCACCGAAACCCTGAGATCGACCACCGCCGGGAGGTAATCGAGTAGGGAGATAAGCCGTTTTTTCGGGACGGTTGTGACCCATCTCACCCATCTTTCCGCGCCGACCGCCATAAATATCGAAGGCAGGACCACTTCTACCTGGGAGAGTAGTAAGACGGTGTGCGCCTACGTTTTCGGGATTGACGCGTACAAGCTGATGAAAACCACCGGCTGCGGGAACATCTGGTCCTACTGCAATACCCGGTCCGACCAGCTGTTTTTCAATGGGAGAGAGATTGTTCATCCTACCCCCATCAAACATGCGATTGCGCATTTCTAACACTTCGCCACCGCTAGATCGCGTTTGCGGGACGATATCACTAAAATTATTAAGCTCTATCTTGCGATCCGGGACATTACTAACAACGGTGGGTCTGGGTAGAGATACACTCGGTACTTCCTCCTGAACCATGCGCTGCTGAACCTGTATTTCGGGACCCTGATAACTCTCGGACCTCGATTCACTCAATTTTTTGCCGGCATAAGCTAAACCTGCAATAGCTACTAGCGAAAGGGGATCCGCCATTCTTATTTTTAGTAAATATTTTTATTGAGTTTATTTGCCCTTAGAATACCTAGCCGAGAACATAGCATTCTGAACATCGGCGCGAGTACTTTCGGGCTCGTAAGTCATGGTTCTAAGGGGAAGCTTGCACTTCATATCTTGGAGAGGGAAGAGGTTCTGTTCGTACGTCCTAGCAAGTATCTTGTTGAAACGTGTAGTGGATTGAGGACGAAGTTCGTCGCTTGTATCGATGTATGCGGCTGGTGCACCCTTTCCAGCCATGTAAGGAGCGGTTCCGTATAACATGGTATTGGGGCGGCTAGACGCCCTGTTCATAGGTGTACTGGGCTGGGGATAAGCAAAAACTTCCTCAGTCGCACACACGGGTGGACGAGCGGGATTCTCTACTATGTTCATTCCAGGTTGAAGCTGATACGCCATTTACTATAACATGAGAATATTATCTAGTCATCAAGGATACGAAGCTCCCCTAATCATACCACTTCGCTTGTCTCCATTCGCATCCAATCCACCGAAAGCTTCGAGTTGAACACCCCTAGCATCCGCGTTGCATAAACGAGTATCCGTTTTACAAATCGGAGCACCCTTGCTACCATAAAGCCATTCGGCAAAAGCGGTTTGATCACCGGGAATGGTAGTCACGGGACCTGTTACAAATTGCCTGTCGAAAGCGTTACGCTGGGCATCGGGTAAAGGGGACCTCGATTTTTGGGGTCCATATGGTATACGCCCTGATAACATCTGATTTACTTCACCTCTTACCGTATCATACCTACACGCAGATGGACGATCTGGTCGACCGTCATAATCGGATATCAGAACATTCCCCATGGGATTGTCGAGGGTGGGACCTTGGCATGCACCCATATACTTTTCCGAGACTGTAGCAGCATGCTTTTTAGCCGCAGATCCCTTGATCATATGTGATTTTTCCATTACAAATAATACACCTAACACTGTCGCTCCTAATATAAAGACACGTATGTCACGCCTGATAAGATATAAAATGCACGTCGCATAAACAACGAAACGAGCAGTCGCGTTTACTCTCTGTGCTGACGTTTGATCTTTTGTAGGCCAAAATTCGGCCACCTTATCAGCCCTGATAATTTGTTTGGGATCGTCGAAGAGTGATACCATTTATATAATATGAGTTTATTTTTTCAACATACCGCTGAGCAGACCTTGCATGGACTGCATGAGCTTACCTTCGTCAAATTCAACCTCCCCATCTTCATTTTGCATCTTATCGGCACATTGCTTAGCTACAGTCTCAATCATACTAAGCGTCTCCGGAGGAATAGATGTAATAGTCGTGCCGAGCATGTAAAGGGTTTGGAGATACTGCCAGATAGCGTCACGAGTCCCGGCGGAAGCCTTTGGCCAGCAGTCCTTTAGGTTAATCTCCTTGAGAAATTCAATATTACCTGCATGTTCGAGAAAGAAACTTTCATCGCGAGAATTAATTTTGTCGACGTGAGGGCCAACATTTTCCATGAAGCCATCAACGAGAAGCTTGGGGTTAGTGGTTCTCATAAGTTCAAAAGCAGCGATGTACTTTTTGAGTCCCTTTTCCTCTGGGAAGGTCTTGTGGAGCTCCATAAGGAATTGGCCCATCATATCGTTGAAGGCTGAGATAGAAGTCATGAGGATATATACATTACGTGTGGGAAATCTTTAAGTTACTCAGAATGGTTCCGTGGAAATGGTCTCACGTTTACCTAAACCATTAGATACTATAAAATACACTAAAATAGCTACTAGGGCAGCCGGTTTAGCGTATGCACTTGTAGATAAAGTGCCTTCGTCATTAAGTCGTGCTTTACCATGAATGTAAAGTGCGGTTATACCAGCTGCAATAATAGCCGCCGAACCCGGATCACGGAAGTACTCGTCCATATTTAATAACCGAGTTTTTTAGTTCGGGTTTCTGCTGCATCTGCAAACAGGTCCTGCGATTCACGTTGACCCTGCTGCTGAGGTGCACTTTTGATAGTTCTGAATTCGTTTTGAAACGGATCACTTGACTGTTGCGGTTCTTCCTGCATATGGTCTTCCTGAGGTATACCCTCCATACCTTCACCTGGCTCATCCGCGACATCTCCCATAGGAAGGTCGCCCTCTTCTTGAGGATACTCACCACCTTCCATTTGTTCGGTCATTTCGGAATCACCCATGTGCTCGGGAGCTGCACTTTCATCATATTCATCTATGTCGTCGTCTTCCATGTTGGGGTCATGCGAATCGAGGATATCTTCATCTCCAGTCGCACTCATGTACGTTTGAAGAATTTGTTGAACGGGGATTAACTCTTTTACCGTAGTTTCTACGCATGTAGCGAAACGGTCGTAAAGTTTGTCGTTTCTAGCGTGTTCAGACTGGTTATCGGTAAAAACATAGGGATCACGATATAAGTCCTTGGCTGCATTTTTGTAACACGTATGAATGAAAACTTCATTTGTTGGAAGTTTAACCGACATTTTCTTAGAATCTTTGCTGAGACGCACGGCGGACAAGATCTTCACTGAACTTACGAATACAGCGGCAACCAAATCCTTGAACCACGCACAACGATCTGCTATATTATCCGTATGACTCTTAGCCATGGTTTCACTCCATTCGGGTACATCTTTTAACAGCTTTTGAAACATTTGGAGAACCTTTCGACCCTTAGATAACTTGTTAGCCTCTTCAAACATCGACTCAAAAACATCGATCATAACTGGGCATACAAGAATAGAAAGTTGTTCAAGGTATTCTCGCTTTGCCTCGACTAAAATATTCAAATTATCCATTTATGATTAACGGGTCTTTTTTTATTAATCGTTTTGCGCATCTCGCCTGTACCTATTCGCTGCCTTTTTAAGATTTATGAGTGTGGGAAAATCTTCGAGGTTATCCATCGATTTCGACGATTCTTTTTTCACTCGCCACGTGATAGTAAATTCATAATTTCCTGTAATGTACACTATAAAACCCCCCAACTCGAGCTGTCTCTTCAAATAGGCAACAGCTTTCAATCTATCATACGTAGGATATCCTACCACGAAAGATGGAACGACGAAATTTATCTTCTTCTTATGAGACTCAACCCCGCGCCTGATTTTTCGAGATATTTGTTTGTATAATTCTACATACGTTTCTTTCTTCATACGATTCCTATTGTTCGTAATCCGAGTGATCTCTTCCACACTGATCATTTAATTATGTCTCATCTTTTTTTAGGGGGAAAATATATACGGTTTTCGAGTCCCTCGTAATTTACTGTGGCTGGAGGTCCAGCTTCAAATCCATTTATTACAGTTTTGTTCAGTACGACGTTAGGGTTTTGAAGTGCTTTGAGCATTTCATCTTGAGAATTTCGTATTTCTTCGTAGGGAATAAATTCTGACCCCTTTGTTTTACTCTCAAAGGGTGTGCTATCAGCTGGGGGTTTAATATCCATAG